AAACCGCGCACACTTTTGCGCACGATGCTCTAGGAACTTGATTGAGCATGATCTTTTTCGCGCAACCGGCGTCCACTTGCGCGGATCATGCTCTAGCGATTTGAGCCACGGCCGTTTCGCTGTGCCAATTTGATGGCGAGAACGGAGAGCGCATCTGGATCGGAGAGGAGGGCTTCGACCGAGTCTCCATGGCCGGGATCAAGCCCGAGATCCCTTTGTTTTGAGACAGCGCGTGTGGGACCTATGTAGGGGAGAGGCAGAGGCTGCTCTTCAATCTTTTTGATACGCGCGAGAACATCTGCAAGCGTCACGGCGATCCGGTCGAACCGCTTCTCCAATCCGCCACCAGCGCGCTTTTGTGCCCCGCACGCGGCACCGAGTTCCACCGCCGTATCATGCATGCGCTGAATCCGGCTATCGTCATGCTTGTCCTCATCGCCGCGGCCCGCCTTGGCGGAGACGTCATGGGAAGTTCGCCGGCGTGCCGGCGCCCTGACGTTCATGCCACGGCGCGGTGCCCCCTCGATCGGTAAGGACATTAGGCCACGCAAAATGGTGCTAGCCCGTTCGAGAAGATCGCGGAGTTCTTCCGCTTCCTCGGGGCCCGGCGCGCTACCCTCCTCCGGTGAGATATCGGCGTCCTGAAGCCAGTCCATTTCCTCCACAAGGAGGCCGATCCTTTGCGCTACATCCGACTTATGCCCAAAACGCCGCCATTCTTTCGACCCATCCGCCTTTATCATTTCGAAGTGCGCCTGTGGTAGGCACGGAAGATCGACAAGCGAAATTTCCGTCGGAACCGCAGTGTAGCGCGTCAAGCCATCCTCGTCGGTCCAACGTTGGGCGTAGGTGCCGCCTTGCGAAAATCCGCTATAGACTCCTTCGGTCACCTTCAGCCATTCGGTATCGTCCACGACTTTGGCGCAGATTTCGATCTGCTTTGCCTCGTCGTTGAAGGTGATAGCCGTGACCTTCCCGGCCGCGATCGGCCCATGCATAGCGCGCAGATTGCCGAACGACTTGCCGTTGGTCGACCGAGAGATTTCTTGCGACCATTGTTCGTAGTTCGGCTTGGTCGAGGCATAATCGCAAATTTCTCCGGCCCGATCCGCGACCTCCGCGGTTGCGACACCATAGACGAGGCGCCGCGCCGCATCGACTTTGGTGATTGGTAGGAACATGGAAAGGTCCGGCATATGAATCTCCAAAAAGAAAGCCGCCTATCCGGCGGCTGTTTAGATTCTTGCGTCCTATCTTCAGCAATGAGGCTTGGCCATGCCCGCAATCCTCATAAGCAACGCAATCGGCTGCGTTGCGCTTTTGGCTTTGGCGAGGTCCGGCTAATCGGGCAAAATAACATAGCCCGCATTCGATAAAGTCATCGGACGATCCGCCGCGGCCTCGGACAAAGGTTGGCGCCCGAGCATGCTTCGGGCCTCATTGATTGTAATGATGCCCTTGGTTGCGTAACTCGATAGGATGGCCTCCTGCGCAACCGGGTCGAGGTGGTGATCATTGCTCCAGCAGAAGGTAAGGTCCGGAGCATCAAGTTCGTTCGCTAAGACGTCATCGATCAAGCCCGCGACCCAGTTGAGGATCGGCGCAAGGCCCTCCTCCTGGGCGAGATCTTTCTGCGTCTCGGCGGTGGCCCGGTTCATCGTCTGCACGAGTGCCTGGGGCGAGATCGAGAAGGCAAAGCAAACGATTCGCGCGAGCCATTCGTCGAACGGGCTTTTCAACTCGGGCTCGGTCGTCTGAACAAATGTTTTCGCGACTCCGCCCGGAACGAATTTCGCGCGGCGGCGCCGACCGAAATCGCCATCGAAATAAGCGTCCCAATATTTTTGATAAGAGGCGATCTGATCCGGGGTCCAATTTTCGGGAACGCCAATGAGACTATCCGGGATGTTTCCCTCGGTGAAATAATCGAGGAGGAAGGTTTGCCGGCGTAGCGCTATATTGACGGTCGTGATAATTTGCTCGACCGGGCTGAACCCATAGGCTCGGTTGACCCTCAGGTTACGTGGCCGGTAAATGAGGTCGCGCACCGAATAGTCAATCGCCGGATAGCCTTTTAGAATTTGCTGATAGGCCGGCGGATAGACCATCGCGCCGGCTTCCCGATAAGGCTGCGGGGTACGTCCCCACGGATCGAGGATGGGCTTGATGGTCGCGCCATCGAGCGGCAAAAGCGCCCGAAGGCGACCGCCCCGATCACGACTCATGTAGAGCGCCGGCGCATCGGTCACGAAGACCTCCTCCAGCAACATGCGCACCCAATCGGCGAAATTGTGGGTGCCGTCTGGCCGCGCTAAGAAACGCTTGGCGGCCGCGATACGGTCTGAGTTCTCCGTATCGACACAGACGCCGTCGCGCGGCTTGATTGTCCAGGCTTGGCGCGCCGCCTGGTCCTTGCGGGTCTCAATGACAAGCCGAAGCAGGTCGTACCCATCGGCGAGCGATCGCAGCGTCGCGAAGGAAACCGGCTCATAGGGGCGCGCTAGAGTTGAAAGATTATAGCCTGCTGGAAAATCCCACTGGCGGCCAGCAATCTCCGGCGGCGCAAGCGGCGCCACGGGTTTTAGGGGACCGAACCAGTCCGCCGCATTCCCTTGAGCCGTCGCCGCGTTGAAGGTGACGTTCACTTCATAAGGACTCAGCGACCAGCTTCGCTGCCCGGCGCCTCGCTCGGCCATCAGATTTCCTCTGGTTGACGGTTGGTTCGCTACGCGGTCCGCCGCGCGGCTGCATTATGTTCGTGCCGCTTCTTTAGCGACGACTTCGGGCCTCCGCGGCACGCCTATAGAACTCGATGATTCCCGTCCCGTCGTCGCTGCCGAAGAGATAGGTCAGCGCCCATATGGCAGCATCCGCATGGTCGGGGCTACCGGCACCGCCATAGCCCGCCGCCGAGAAGGCGCAAAGCTGATCCTCGAGCTTTCCAAACCGGCCGGCGTGGTGCACTTGTCCCTGGGCATAACGCACCGAGATGGGTTCGGCCCTGACTGCCTTGCCACGGCTCGCGGTCACGAGACGCACCGGCACGTTTCGATCCGCCGCTTGGATCGTCGCGCGCACCATCTCGCCACCGAAATTGCTCTCTGCCACGATGCAATCCGCGCGATAATCGTGAAAGGCGACGACGGCGCGACGGCCCCATGCCGCGGGCGATTCGCGGCATGAGCGATCATCGAGAATATAGCAGTCACCGTCTGTCCCGCGCGCCGCGACGACGATACCGATTTCGTCGGCGGCGAAATCGTCGCGTCCGGCCGCGCCCGAAGGATCAAGACCAATCACCACCGCGCCGCGCCTGTCCTCCGGTATATCCTGCGGCGCACACCGATTCTTGTCGATCAATTCATAGGTCCATAAGGCGCCATCCAGATCATCGACGTAGACGCCTTCAAAAAAGCGCTTGCGCTGCTTTTCCGGCAAATTCTCGAGACTGGCGAGAAACTCCTTCGCAAGATTGGCGGTGTTGTCAGTTGGATTCAGAAAGAGCCGTTCGTAACTTTCCGGGTCCTTCAAAGGTTGCTTGGACAAGGGATCGCGTTTTTCGCCAAAGAGCACATTCGTCCAGTGCGATTTACCGACCGGATTGAGATCAACATACGCCTTCTGACTTAACTCGGGCACCACCTGCGCCAATCGCGTGAAGGCGATAAGCGCCGAGGCATAGGGAATTTGCGAGGCTTCATTTAAAAATATGCTCGCATATTCGAGGCCAAGGATTTTTTCCACACGATCCTTGTCGTCGAGCCCGCCGACCCAGATCCGAGAGCCGTTCTTCAGCTCAAAATATGCATCTTGCCGGTGCTCCTTAAGGGTCTCCTGCGGAAAGCAAAGCTGCATCACGCGCGGTAGCGTATCGAGCGCGATCGAGGCGCGCGCCGCATTGGCATGGAATCGCAAGATCGCGTGGCGCGAGCCCTTTGCATCGATGGCCCTTTTCAGAATGGCGCGAATAATCAGAAATGTCTTCCCCGAACGGGTCCCGCCGGCAAGGCATGTGTAGCGTCGCTGGCCCTGTTCCAGGAGACAGCGGGCGGCATCCTGGCCGGCGCTGAATTTCACCATGCATGGTTCCGATGTTGCTCATGAGTACGAAGCAAAAAGGCCGGACGCGAAGGCAACCGGCAGCCAACCTTGTTTCCAAGACAATGTTGAAATGCGGCCTCGGACGTTGCCTTGCCATGGGCAACCTCAGGAGGGACGCTGCGCGTTCCACGATGACGCTTGCGAGCACGCCAAGCCGCGCGGCCAAGCGACACGCGTCAAGAAATGGACGCAGTTCGTGCCCGGCACACGCACATAGAAGCCTCACATTTCATCGCGGGTCAACCACATGCACGACAACATAATTGCGCGTTCTTACAAAGCCGCCATGGTGCATAGCGGGTTCAAACCGCGGTCAACGGTTGGCTCATGTTCCAAGGATTGTGGAAGTGTGGGGCACGGCGACATCGGCACGCAGTTCGTGCCCGGCACACGCACATAGAAGCCTCACATTTCGTTGCAGGTCAACCTGCCGCCAATCCTCTCTGATGCGCGTTCATACATGGATTCGAGGCGGCGGTGGTGTGCGGCACGTCGCGGCGCGAACGTTCCGGCTTTGGCCATGATTCAGCGTCTTTCGGCCGGACAGTCCAACGGGCGTCAAGATTGCAAAGGGGAACAACCCGAGCCATCGCTGGGCCCGATTGCTATGCCGGATCGCTGAGCTAGCGCGGGATGAGGAAAAGTGGATGCCGGTTTTCCGCCCGCATCCCGTGCTAGGATTTTGGCATCGATCACGATGACCTTGGATTGATTCAATCCAAGGTCATCGTGATCTAAAATGTGAGAGATCGGCGCAGCCGGATCGGCCGCAGTGCCAAGCACAGAATTCGTGCCGCGAACGCGCGCAGACTGTCATCACAATTCGTGACAGGTCAAGGCGCGGGCGCTCTTCCATTTTGCGCTTTCTTACCGCGCCAGCGCTATTCCTTGGCCAGTCAATGACGTTTCTGCGGCAGCCGCCTTTCATCCGTCATCATTCCGGGTTTTTGCTTTAAACGCCCGATATCCTGAGATAGGTTCCGCACCGATTGCATTGGCCCGGGCGAGACGATCCGGGTCCTTGGACAAGGTTGCGCAACCTGCCTTCCGATGGAGTCAACAAAGTGAGCTTTCAACGTCTTGTCGGCCGGTACATCAGAAAAGCTTTGCGGGAGGTCGGGCTGGATCTCTCTCCCGTGAGAACGGAATTTCAGGCACGGCTCGTTTCCGAGACGCATCTTTCACGCATGTTTGCCACCCTCGGTCACGCGGCGTCCGGCTTCCTCGCGTCCCAGGACATCCTTCCGATCCGTCACACCTTCGACCTTGAGGCTGAGATCGGACGCTTCTATCGCGCCTATCTCGATTCTCCATTCACCAAATTCGCCGGCGGCAGCCGGATCGGCAATCTTTTGTGGCTCGATCTCATCGCGAAATGGACCGGGCCGGACCTCATCATCGACAGCGGGACCTATCGCGGCGCAAGCGCCTGGGCCCTCGCCCAGGGCGCGCCGCAAGCGCGCATCTTGAGCTTCGACATTGACCTGTCCAATCTCGCCTTGCGCTGCGAGAATGTCGAATATATCGAAAACGACTGGACGAGTTTGGATTTCGACGCAATCGACAAGTCGCGCAGCTTTTGCTATTTCGATGACCATGTCGATCAGGGCAGACGGTTGAAGGAAGCGGCGGATAGGAACTTTCCGCTCGCTATTTTCGACGACGATTTCACCGTCTATGGCTTTGCGCCGATGGCGCATGGCGGCTTCGCGATCCCCAAGATTTCCTTCATCCTCGATGAGTCCCTGGCCGATGGCGAGGTCATCGAATGGGTCGAGGGGGCGCAGCGGTTCAGTTGGCCGGTC